CAACCAGTTCGCATATCGCAGGCGTCAGGAATCGGGCTACATCGACTCCCTGACGACCTCGCCAGGCGGAGACGCAACATTAGGCACTTTGATGTATTGCGCCGCTCTATGGCGCTCCAGAGGGTCAATAGAGGCAACCTACGCCACGTTTGACGGCATGGGCTCTGCACCACAGCAAAGCCTTACCCCGATCGTCAAGCAGCTGCTCGGCATCCCACGTCCAGCGGTTGCCTGATGTCCTACACCGACCTATTCAACGAAGCGATTGATGACGTCACCGCGACGCTGACAGCGGTGACTGGGCTTCGTGTAATAAATGATGCAACTAAACTTGTCGCTAACTCGGTTTATTTGGATGCGCCAAACTTTACGACTATTGCAGGCAACGGCAACGTGGTGCGCCTTGAGTTCCCTGTCAAAGTGATCGGCTCGGGCCCAGCAGGTCTGCCGGTACTGCGTCAGATCCTTAGCATTGTTGCAACCGTGCTTGGCTCAAAGATCATCGTGATGGGTGGCCGTCCGTCAAGCCTTGAGATTGGTGGCGCGTTGTACCCGTGCTACGACCTTGATTGCGCTATTCAAGCCCAGACCGCATAATCCACAACTAAGCAACAGTAATCATCTACTATCAGAACAGAACTTAAGGAGCAATCATGGCATCAGCAACATACCTCTCGAACCCAGTCCTCACAATTAACAGCGTTGATTTGACCGACATGTGCAGCGCAGCAACATTGACCTATCTGGTTGAAGCGCTTGAAGACACCGCGTTCGGCACTAACTCACGCAGTTACACCGCTGGCCTTGTCAACAACGAAGTGACCTTGACGATGTACGCGTCGTTTGCAGCAACCGAAACTTACGCAACGTTGTTCCCATTGGTTGGCACTAAGACCAACATCACCTTGACCCCAGCGTCAGGTGCAGAGTCAGCAACTAACCCAAAATTTATTTTGACTGGTTGCTACCTTGAATCATTGCCAGTTATTAACGCATCCCTTGGCGAGTTGTCAACCTATGACCTCACGTTTATGGGTGGCGCGTTGACGATTGACACCACCGCATAAATAACGGCTCCAAGCCGACATAGGAGAGACATGAAGATCAAGTTGCAGTTAAAGCGCACGCCCGACAGCGCAGCCGAGTACTACTACACAAACCTGTTTGTGGTTACTGAATGGGAACGCCTTGAGCGACGCAACATTCAACAGCTCTCCGCAAACCCGTTGTATTCGGATTACGCCTGCTGGATGCACACGATCTTGAAGATCAAAGGCGAGCAAGTTGGTGACAACTGGCGCGAGTGGCTTAGCAAAAACCCTGACATCGACATTCTGCCGGTACTGGATGAGACTGATCCAAACCCTACGGACGCGGCACCTACCGTCGCCAACTAGCAGAGATTTTGGTCGCGGTCGGTTGGTGGCCTAGCGACATTGTGTTTGACGCTCGAGATATAGCAACTGTCATTAAAGTGCTTAACGAGGCAAACAAAAAACGGAGATAACGTGGCGGAAGTATCGGCAAAGATTGAGGTCGTAGGGCTTAAGGATGCTTTGAAGACCCTTAACAAGATTGACAAATCGTTGCGCCGCGAAATCACTAAAGATTACAAAAAGATTGTCCAGCCTGTAATTGACGACGCCAACAAGCTTGTGCCGTCTGGTGTGCCGTTGTCTGGTATGGCGCGCAATTGGCAAACCCGATCAGGGTTCCAGATCTTGCCGTGGATACCTGGCATGAAACAAAAGATCGCTGCCAAAATCAATACTCGAGCAATTAAGGAATACAGCGGAAACAAAACCAATGTCGGGACGTTTGCCATTCAATGGAAAGGCGCTACTGGCACAATGTTTGACACGTCCATGGCTGGGTCATTAGGCCGCGCGCTAACTGCACGCTATGGCCGTAGTTCACGAGTAATGTGGAAAGCATACGAGCAACGCCAAAACGATGTCATGTCCGAGATGGAGCAATTGGTCAAGCGCGTTATGGATGAAGCAAACAGAGAGACCGCATAATGGCAATTAATATCCCGATCATTTCAGAGTTTGATGGCAAGGGCATTAATAAAGCTATTAAGCAGTTCAAGCAACTGGAAACGACGGGCGAGAAAGCCCAGTTTGCTATTAAAAAGGCTGCGGTGCCGGCAGCTGCGGCGCTTGGCGGTTTGGCGTTGGCGCTTGGTGATGCAACCAAAGCAGCGATGGAAGATCAGCAAGAGCAGGCGGCGTTAGCGCTCACTTTGCAGAATGTGACTGGTGCTGGCGCTGCACAGACCGCACAGATTGAAGATCAAATCAGCGCAATGTCTCGAGCGTCTGGCATTGCTGACACGGAATATCGCAAGAGCCTTGAAGCGTTAGTGCGCGGTACAAAAGATGTTGACCTTGCCATGAAAGACATGAACCTTGTCATGGACATCAGCACGGCGTTGCAGATGGATTCCAGCACCGTTGCTGACGCGCTTGCAAAGGCATACCAAGGCAACTTTAAGGCGCTGCGATCATTGTCCCCAGAGATGGCAACAATGATTAAAGAAGGAGCAAGCCTCAACGAAATTATGGACGTGCTTGGCGGAACCTTTGGTGGTGCTACTGCCAAGAGTGCCGAAACCGCTGCAGGCAAAATGAAGATTTTGACCAACTCGCTTGGCGAAACCAAAGAATCAATCGGCGCTGCCTTGTTGCCTGTACTTGAGGCTGTGCTACCTGTGCTTAACAAGTTTGCTGCATGGGCTCAAGACAATCCCAAAGCATTCTTAGCTATTGCAGCTGCTATCGGCGTAGTTGCCGCCGCAATCGTTGTCACGAACATCGCTATGGCACTCAACCCGTTCAGCCTTATTGCTGCAGGCGTCGCGTTGCTTGTCTTGGCGCTAGTGACCGCATACAAAAAGTTTGAGTGGTTCCGTGACGGAATAAACGCAATTGTCAACACCGTGATCGGGTTTTTTGCCGGCATGGTCAACGCCGCGATCGGAGCGGTCAACGCAATTATCAGCGCATATAACTCAATCCCGTTGTTGCCTGATCTGCCAAAAGCGCCAACCGTGCCCGTGCCACAACTGGGCAAAACATCAAACACACCTGCACCTGGTCGCATGAGCATCCCTCGACTGGCCGAAGGTGGCATCGTGTCGTCACCCACCTTGGCTCTTATCGGTGAAGCAGGCCCAGAAGCCGTAGTTCCATTAGATCGCATGGGCACAGGCGGCGGCGTGACTATCAACGTGACTGGCGGACTTGCCACAAGCGCCGAAATCGGTGAATCTGTTGTCAATGCGTTGCGCGCCTACTCTCGGAGTGCAGGGCCGTTGGCTCTGAACATTGCCTAATGCCTGGCGTCGCGGTCGTTGATTCAGGTAACTATGACCTGCAAATAGAAACTGGCTTTATTGTCAACTCGTTTCGTTTAGACAACGTAACCGCTGGTGTTCTTGATAACACCACGTTTGTGCTTGACGGCAACACCGAATACGCGGACGTGTTGGCTGATTGCACCGATGTAAAAGTTAGGCGCGGTCGTCGTGACGTGGGCGATCAATTCAGCGCAGGCACAATGACATTCACCATCCGCGACGTTGACGGCATTTTTAACCCGTTTGATAACAACAGCCCGTTTTATGACACGCCGCAATCTAAGCCAGGTCTTGCACCTATGCGTAAAGTGCAGCTCATCCGCTACGACCAAACAGACACAGCGGAATACCTGTTTTCGGGCTATGTGGTCAATTATGACTACAACTTTGCTTTAGGCGGTTTGGACACCGTGACGGTTTATTGCGCTGACCAGTTCTATCTGCTTGCACAGACTTTTATGAACGAGTTCAACGTCAGCGCACAAACATCAGGCCAACGCATTACCAGCGTGCTTGATCTGCCAGAAGTTGACTTTCCAGCGCTACAGCGCAACATTGCTACAGGCACAGTTAATCTTGGTCATGACTCGGCTTACACCGTTCCTGCCGGCACGAACGTGCTGCAATACATAACCCAGATCAATGAGACTGCCGAATTTGGGCGTGTCTTTATGTCTAGGGATGGCACGCTTACATTTGAGGAACGCATAGGAACAACTCTTAGCCCATCTGTAGCCGATTTTCATGACGACGGCACCGAAATAAAATATGACGGTCTGGGCATTACTTTTGAGGCGAACGAGGTAGTCAACCGCGCGGTGGTCACAGGTCTAAATGGCACGTCAAGCACGGCCAGCAACGCTGGGTCTATTGCCACCTATTTTATTCAGAACACCAGCATCCTAAACAGCCTGTTGCATGAGGCAACGGCAATTGCCACAGCTGCCAGTTACCTGTTAAACCCAACACCCGAGCCACGGTTCACATCAGTTGAAACCAAGTTCCTTATGCTTACCGACGCCCAAAAGGACACGTTGGCAACCGTAGAAATTGGTGACACGATTGCTATTGAAAAGACGTTCCCAAGCGGTGCCGGCACAACCCAGTTAGCCCAAGATTTGAGCGTAGAAGGCATTGAGCATTACCTTGATTTTGCTTCAGGCCACAGGGTCTTGTACTCGACTGCCCCTACGGTCATCGTTTATGAGCTGATCTTGGACAACCCAACGTATGGCACACTTGACCAGTTCAATGTTTTAGGATAGGAGACACCATGGCAGCAGTAACCACACTTCCAGCAACCTTTGTAGCAGGTGATGTTCTCACCGCTGCACAAATGAACAATTTGCGTGGTGCGTTTCGCATTTTGCAGGTAGTTTACGCAAGCACGACAACTGAAACATCAACGACAAGCGCCACCTACGCGACAACAACATTGTCTGGCACAATCACACCGTCTGCAACTTCATCAAAAATTCTTATTTTTACCAATTCCCAACTATCGGGAAACTCGGCAGCGATGCAAACAGGGTTACGGATTTTTGACGGAAGCACAGCAGTATTGACAAACTCGCGCGCAATAATCCAAAACGCGGCAGGCGACTTATGCCTATTGC